CCCAGCGGTTTCAAAAATCACGCCTGCCGCAGATGCGTTTTTCAAACCAAATGCAGTCGTGGTGTAGTCACCTCGAACTTTATCCGGTGCTCGCGTGATTGTGATTGCATTCGCTACTTCAGCCGCGTTCCATATTGGGAAACCGCGACCACTACGAACGCTCTTGCGAGTAAATTTTGGTGGCTGAGTAGACCATCCGCTCATCGGAGCGCCACTGCCATAGGTAGAAGCTGCAGCAACTTCGGCTTTGGCCTCATTCTGTAATTGTTTCAATTCAGCGTTGAGAACCTTGCGAAATTTTCTTAAAGCTTCTTTATCAAATTTTTTCAAATCTGCAATGGTTTCACGAAGGCCAACAACAACGATTTTCTCACTTGTTGCGGCCATTCGTTACTCCCGATCTTTATGTTTTTCCTGTAGATAAGCAAATGTTGCCTCAAGAATGCCATCAGGGGCATCAAGCCAATCTCCAGGTGCAATGCCTGTCTCCACCGAAAGAATCGCTATCGAATAAGTTAGCGAATCCCGGTGGATTCTTAGGAAGGGTCTGTTACCAACTCACAAGACTTGATTGTGTCTAGGAATTCGTTACCGAAAGGCTTGACGATGATGCCGTTAGCCTTCAAGGTAGCCCAACCCAAGTAGTAGAGATGTTCAAGCTTTTGATCATCACCAAAGAGCTTGGCCATTCCTTTGCCATATTTCTGTTCAAATTCGACAATGATTCTTGGTCGAAGGCTGTAGATATGTTCTGTGCCATCAACCAAGACTGTCTTTACGCTTAGACCATCCATGATCCCCTGCTTTCTTTATGTGTTAGGAAGTTGCCTTTGTAATTGCGCCTGAAACTGGCCATGTGACGCTTGCTGTTGCCAACTGACCAATACCACCCTTGAGAGGCTGCCATTCAGAGACAACCGCAGAGACAGTATATGACGGATTCGTTGATCCAGTTGTTGTTGACACCGGCTTGATGACAACTGTAGTTGCTGTGCCAAGTATCGGATAGATTGTTGCTTCAACCTGAGAAGCTGCAAAATCTTGAAAGAATTCGATTGAGATGGAATTATCGGCAAGACCTGCAACGCGCTTCTTAGCTGTGTCGCCAAATGCAGTGGTTTCAACGATGTCGTACTTAGTATCGAGAGTCACTGAAGAAATTGAACTGCTGAGATCAGTTCCAGCAATAGTGATTTGCGGATTGGTGAGAACGAGTTTTGCCATTATGAGGTCGCCTTTGTGATAGTTCCGGAGATTGGCCATGTAACTGAAGCCGTTGCTAACTGTCCAATTCCACCCTTGAGAGGCTGCCATTCTGAGACAACTGCTGAGAAGGTATAAGTTGGATTGGTAGTTGTAACTGAAGATGATGTTGGCTGAACAACCACTGTAGTTGCTGAACCAAGTAAAGGATAGATTGTTGCTTCGACATTTGACGCAGCAAAATCTTGATGAAATTCAAGTGTGACGCTGTGATCTTGTAGACCTGCAACGCGAGTCTTTGCAGTGTTAGAAAACGCTGTTGTCTCAACTACATCGGTTTTGGTGTCTAGGGTCACTGATGCCAAGTGGTCGCTCAAGTTCACTGAGTTAATTGTCACCTTGGCATCGGTTAGGACTATTTTAGCCATTTGCTGTTGCTCCTTGCTCGACTATTGGCTTGGTTTTTGCCGCATCGGATTCGATGTGGCCACCCTCAATGAGAGCTTCGATATTTGCTCCCATTTCGAGTAATTCTTTTTCTGTAATGGAGTCGCCTTGGCTCTTTGCGCAATCAAGACGATCTGAAGTGATTTTATATGTCATGTGATTTCCTTACGATTGAGCCTGGTAACTGATGGAGAAATCAATGACAACCGCCGCTCCAAATTCAGTCTGACGATAACTGACTGCATTGGTTGTCAAAATTGAGTAAAGACACGCACCGGAAAAGGTAGGGTCTTGACGAATTACTGTGTCAACTGCCGACATAAGAGCGAAGGCTCTTACTCTTCGAGCTGTGAGATTACCTGAGCCGTCTTGTGACCATAATGAGCAAGAAATTGCGCCTTCTTCCTGATGTAAATCAGTGAAGGCAAATGGAGTATTTGTCACCTGCGCCACCTGCATCTCGACATCTCCAAAAGAGCCGTCGTGACCGATTGCAACTGCATCTCCTGGCCATGAGAAATCAATCTCTGCGCCATCGAAGATGCGAACTCCAGTCAAGGATGCAGCATTTTGCAGAGCTGTGATGATGTTTTGAATAACTGTTGGAAAAGCTGTTGAGACGCTCATGCAAGACCTGGCAAGCTGACTGGATCAAGCAATTCCATCGCTCTGCGTGGAAGTGAGTAGGTAGGCGTTGAGTAAAGCTCATCGCCTGCAAGCTGACGACCCATGACATTCATCGATCCACGCTGGGTCTGCCATAGGTGACGAATAATTTCTAAGACGCCCTGCTTGGCTGCCATTGGTGGATTGACATAGCCTGAAACATAAGTCATTTGAACTGTGTTGAAACCTTGCGCCCAATATCCATAAGAGTTTTGAGCATAGAGAGTGCCTGAACCGATGCGATACAGGCGCTGACCTGTGTAATCCAAATAATAATTGCTTGAAGAAAGCAATGAGCCGTTCTCATAAACCGAAGTGATAGAGATTGCCTTTGGATTGCGGATGCGAATGAATTCTGCGCCGCCGTCGTAATACTCATTTGAGAAGGTGCGCTTGCCTAAGACTTGGCCAACATAGGCTTCGGCAAGGTCAGTGGCGGCATCGATGAATCGACGAACTTCATTCTCATTGGCGCTGGCGGTAGGAATGTTGAGATATTCGAGCGTTTCGTCATATCCAACAATTCCAATGTCTGCAATATCTCGAACTTCAAAGACATCCGAGAAGGCTTGAGGCCAAGTTCCGGTTGCTGTCCAGGCGATAACATGGCGACCAGCCTGAGTTGGTTGATAAGAGGCTGTATAAGTGCCAGTTACGCTTGTGGAAGTCGTGACCGCAGATGTTGTGCCGTCAGGAAGTGTGACATTCAGAGTAACTGTTCCGGGATTGGCCGCAGCGCCACTGGAATTGTAAGTGTTCCAGGACATATAAACGACATCACCGAGATCATAGCTGCCGGTTAGAGCCATCGATTACTCCTTGAAAGTTAGGGCATGAGAATTGTTTGCCAGGGGGTAACAACCAATTCTCATGCTTGATCTTGTTTCAGCGCGAAGTCGCGAATCGCTTTGTGATGTCGCTGATCGAGCCAAAATTCTTTTTGATGAGGAAGGATTGCCCCTGTGTGTGCATGAATCTTGAATCCAAACGATTTGAGTCGCTTGGAAAATAATAAATCTTCTCCGAAATAAGTGCCATTGATTGCACCTTCGGCAAACCAAGCCCAGTCTTTGCCCTGATTGGGATTGGCATTTTCTTGCATATATTCCAAAACTTTGCGATGAACAAGAAGGCAACCTGTCCCAGTTGCATCAACTTCGATGACTTCATCTTCAGGATAAGCATCGATGGGAGATAAACCTTGTTCACCCAAGTCTCGATAAATTGTTGGAACTGCTCTCAATGAATCCGTATCATCAAAGAAAGCCGCAAAGACAAGACCTGAAAGGATTGGTCGGTCTTTGTCGTGAGCTGCTTGAACAAGTTTATTGAAAACATCCACATGAAGGCGCTCATCAGAGTCAACCATCAAGAGCCATTCGCAGTTAGTAGTTTCAAGATAAGTCTTGACAACCAAATTTCGTGATCGAGTAGTCAAGCCTCGATTGCCAACCTGTACGAAATGTTCAAACTTCGAATTAGGCTGACGAATAATGTTCAGCAAATCCAAGGCAAGAAGGCCATTGATAGTTCCATCATTGACCATGCCGATGCAGACTTTATCGCCCGATTTCATCGAGACTCCATTTCAGGATTGACTGCAGTTGTCTCGATTGTTGCTTCTTCATGCTCTTGAATCAGTCGATCTAAAGATTCGATTCCTTTAGTTTGAACGACTTCGCGAGCTGTTTTTAACGCTTCCAAAAAAATTGACTTCATGTTTCCCCCATGTTGTTTAGAGTGTTCGGGGAACTGACCTCTTCTCCTTGAAAGTCAGTTCCCCGAACGAAGGCTAGATTAGTAGCCTGAAGGTGTTGCAGCGCCTGTACCTGAAATTACAGATACTGACTTTGCGAAGCGGTGTGCGAGAGCTGTGTATCCGTAGACCTGGAAGCGTACTGTGAGGTTCGCTGAGAGGACATCAGGAAGAACACGAGTCTTAACACCTGATTCGAAGAGGTAAGAATCTGAGAACTTACCAACGAAGATAGGTGACTGATTTGTGTTCAGTGTCTTGGTGATTGTTGCATCGATGTAGACCGGAACGCCAAGAATTGTTCCGACTAGACCTGCAGCTTCACCTGGGCGAGTGTTGATACCACCTGCGTTAAACGCCTGTGATCCACCTGCAGTTGGGACTACGAGTGGGCGGTTGCTGCCATCGACCTGTGAAACGAACCAGTACCAAGTTGATGGGTGCATGATAATTGCTTCGGCAGCCTTGTAGCGGTTAGTTGTAACCTTTGAGATTGCCTTAGCAATAGCCGCAAGACCATTGACTGCTGTTGGTGTTGTTTCTGTCCATGTTACTGGAATTGAGTTTGTTGAATCGTTGAACTTGGTGATCATGCCGTCGATTGAACCACCTGATGCAGTTGAGTTTGCACCCATTACTGCTGTGTTCAACTGAAGTGAATAATCAGCCATGAGGTCGCCGAATACTAGGCGATCAAGACCGCCAGCAAGAGGTGACTGCTCAACGAGCTGGATTGATACATTCTCATAACCTGAGATTGTACGAACTGGCGCTGAGACTGTGCTTGACACCATGTCGCGAGTTGTAGTTGCAGTGTTATCTGCAGATTGGAACGCTGACAATGTACCAGTTGTGATTGCTGGGATATTGATTGAGTCTGTGCCTGCAGGAAGCGCCATGTTTGTTACAAGGTCAGCTCCTACGCGAGCAGCACGAGCAAACTCTGCGTATTCGTTGATGAGGTAGAGAGGTGGTACGAAATCTCCACCTGAGCCGTCAGTGCGTGAGATGTCGCGTGTTTCAACTGCGACTTCCTGCTGGTGACGATAAAGGCGCTGATAAGCATCGCGATCTCCACGAAGGTTTGCTGAAATCATATCGCGAACGAATGAGTGATCTCCGCGCTCTTCGTAGGTCTTTGCTTCGCGCACGACCTTGAATGTTCCGATACCAGCTTCTTTGCGAGATTCTTTGATCTCTGCAGTGCGCTTTTCAGTATCTTCGAGCTTTGCAAGGCGCTCATCGAGAGCCTTGATTTCTTCATGCTTCGCTTCTACAGCCGCAAGAGTTTCCTCTGTTGCCTCGCCAGCAAGTAG